GAATGTGATCCAGCATCGAGGCCCACGGCCCCTCACCGCCGACGAAACCGAGCAGCATCCGCCGGCCACGCGGCCCGACCTGCACTTGCGTTGTCAGGCACGCCTTCACCGGCTCCCCGGCGACCCACAGTTGCGCCGTGCCGAGCATCAAATCCGCCAGCACCTCATCCGGCGAGGTCAGTCCTTCGCGCTCAATCGACGCCGCCAGCAGCGGGCGCACAATCGGCCACGCGGCAGGCAGCAGCGACACCGGGACGTAGAACGGCGTCATCGCTCATCCTCCCACCGGTTTTCACCCCAGCCGACCGAGCCGCCGCCGCCAGGCCGCGCGCCCGTCACCACGTTCGCGCCCGAGCCGCCGATCTCGGTTGCCGGAACGTCCGGGTCCGTCACCGTGCCGTTCACGATCTCTTGCGCGGGCGGCACCGTTTCAGGCACAGGCGCGGCGCCGCGATAGTCGGGCAGGTTGAACGTCAAGGCCCCGTCCCCCGCGCCATAGGTTGTGCCGATAAGCGCAAACAGTTGCGGGAACAGTTGCCGCGACACCGCCGAGCCGTCGCACAGCAGGAACCCCGGCGGCGCCACCTTGCCCTGCGGATAGAACCACATGCAGCCCACCGGCAGCACCGAGCCGTCCCGAAGCGCCGAAAGGCACCCGCGCAGCCGACGCACGAACGCAATCTCGCCTTCACGCGGCAGCGGCGGCGAGGCCGGCGACGAGGCCCGGATGATGACGTTGGCGGCGGTCAAAACACCGCCCCCTGAGGCTGATATTCAATCTGCAAGCCGCGAAGGAACGACCACGACGCGCCCGCCACGGCCTGAATTTCCGCGCCCATGAACCGGCCATGACAAAGCACCGGCATATCCCCGGCCCGCGTCAGCTCGGAACGCGCGACCACCGCCGCCGCGTTGCCCAGCCGCATCCGCCCGTCCATCCGAAGCGTCAGGCCCGACACCGCGTCCGAAAGAGGCCGCACCCGCTGCACCAGGATCGACCGCTCGACAGAGGCTTGCAGCAGCGGAACCGCGATCTTGGCCGCCATGTTGGGGCCGGAGAACACGCCCAGCCGGTTGAGGTTGTCGAAACAGTAGAGCAGCGGCACTCCGCCAATGAAGCGCGGATCATCGACCGTGATTCCCGCGTCATCAAGGTCCGGCGGCGCAAGGCTGTCCAGTTCCTCCAGCGTGGCCGTCCGGGTCAGGCCCGAAATCAGCAGCCGCGCGGGTTGCCGCACCACGGACCAGCGGTTAATGGCCCAGGAATAGCAGAACCACAGGTCCGGCTCGGCATCGGGCACGGTCCAGATGATGACCTTGTTCACCGGGTCCGCCACCGCCGACATGCGCCGAAGCTGCCCGGCGTCGGAAAGCGTCTTGAACGCCTTGTCGATGCGCTGGTCCCCAATCGGCGTCACTTCCGCGCCATTGGTCCGCATGAAGCCCTGATTGGACAGGAAATAGGAGACCTGCCCAAGCTGGACAATGGAGCGCGGCGCAACACAGCCGATGGAAGGCGAGATGACATCGATCTCGAAAATGACCTTGCCGCCGACATAATCGGCCCGGCGGACGCAATCGCGCTGGAAGATCAGCCCGAACTCCCCGCCCGTTACCCCGGTAATGTCGCCACCGTCCGGCAACGGCTGATAGTCGCTTTCCCCGACCCCAGGCGTCCAAAGCTCGCTATTCTGATTGCCAGACCAAGCCACGGTTTGCGCCTGCCCATCGGCGACACCGCCGAACACGAAGCCGCGCACGACCGCCGCATAGGCTAGCGTCGGCGGGTTGCCCGCCAGCGGCGAAAAAGCCGAATCCGTCAGCAGGTCCAGCTTTTGAACCGGATCGACGCCGTTGGTCGCAATCAGCCGGTCCGAATATTGCACGAAGGCCCAGGCGTTTGCGCGGGAGTAGAAGCCGCCGCCAAACGAGGTCCAGCCCGAGGCGCCCAGCTTGTAGATGTTGGTTTCCGTCCCCGCGAACACGCGCGAGACCTTGTCAGACGCCCGCAGCGCAATCGCGCCCTCAGGCCGCGCCGGGAGCGTCCCGTTCGCCAGCGCCGCAAACGACGGCATCGCCTGATAGCCGTTCACGCCCGGAAGCACGTTTTCCGCAACCGAGACCACCCCCTCCGTCAGAGCGGGTTGGTCCGGCTGATATTCGCCAAAGTCGAAAGAGGCCAGCGCCACCGCTAGACCCCGAACGTCGCCATCGTGTTGATCGAATGCCGCGTGTCCGTCTGGTTGAGCAGTTCCGTCCGCTCATTCACGTAGATCGCCCGGAACCGCGCCGCTCGCTCGGGATTGTCGACCGGCGACTCCATCAGCTTGGCCTTGGCAAGCGCCCGGATCATCGGCTCGCCTTCCGTCAACCAGGCATTGGTGTCGGTATCGTCGACCAGCGGCGACAGGCGCGACACGCCGTCGAGGTTGACCGGATAGACGCGGTCCGGCGTCGGATAGAGCCGCAGGCCGTTCGCTTGCCGCGCATAGAGATAGGGCTCCCCGTTCGAGGGCGAGCCGTCGAGAAGGCTATCCAGCTCGTCGACCGAGGCCGGCGCCAAGTTGCGCCGCTGCCCGTTCACGATGATCCAGACCGCATCGATGTCCGAAAGCCACGCCAGATCGGCGAGCGAGCCGGACCCGTAATAGGATTGCCCGGCGACCGTATTGAAGGTCAGGCCGCGCACCTCGTTGAACCAGAACCGATACGCCGCGACCTCGCGGATGCACTCGGGAATTACGTCCACGATGTCATCCGTCAGGTCAGACCGCACCAGATCCCGCGCGATGCGGCTTTTCAGACCGCCAAGGGTTGCAGGGGTCAAGGCCGACACCGTTCCATAGATGGAGAGGAAGATCGGGGCGAGCATCACGCCGTCTTGCGCGGACGGCCACGAGGCCGCTTCGGGGCCGGCTCGGCCACAGGAGGAGGAAGGACTTGCGCCGGCCCCTCGACAGCATCAGCCGCCGAAGCAGGAACAGGCGCGGCGTCGAGATAGCGGCCCCAGACCGGCGTGGAATGAGCGCCGTTCAGCAGCCATTCCACCACGATCAAGCCCTTCGCTTCGGCCTCATCAGCCGACGCGCAGGGAACCACCTCATACGCCGCGCCCGTCATGTCAGAGCGCCGGCACGTATTCGAGGACGATGTGCGCCAGGCCAGCCGTCGCAGCGGTCCCCGATTGCGTGTAGGACATCATGATGTCCGTATCCGCTGCGACCGGATCGAGCGGACCGACGACCCGCACCGAACCAATCGAGCCCTCGGTCACGTCGCCACCGGCAACGATGTTGTCCAGGCCGGAATCCCCGAGGGTGCCCACGGTCAGCACGTTGGTGGTGGCAGCGTTGAAGGCCGTCTGAACCCGGACATAGGTGCCCAGGATGATGGACCCCGCCGGAATGGTGCCCAGAAGCACCCCCGACGCGATCCCCGGCGTGTTGAAAGCCACCGTCCCGCGCAGAAAGTGCGATTGCGCGGTATGGTAGGCACGAGCGTTGTTGACAGGCATGTCTTGGCCCTCCGATTACGGTTGCGGCGAGAAGGTGGATGCGACGAAGGTGCCGAAATCGAGGCTGTTGAAGCGCAGCTTCTTGAGCCCGAAGATCAGCCCCGCCGAGACGCCCAGTTGGTTGCCGTAGTCGAAGGTTTCCTCGACCCAGCTCATCTTCTGGGGATCGGCAGACCCCTGCCCCACGGCGAAGGCAGCCGCTTGCGCGCCGACCAGGATCGCCCGGCGAGCGTTGGCAACCGCCGCGCCCGTGGTCGAGTTGACCCCGTTCGGCACACGCGGCGCCTTGTGCAGCACCACGCCATTGTAGAGGCCGACATAATCGCCCCCGGCAAACAGCGGGTTGCTGTCCATTTCGCCACCGGTCACGCGCGCCTTCGTGATGTCCGCCCATTGCCCGGCGTTCGTCTGCGTCCGCAGTTGGAACACCTGGTTATCGTGCAGGAACATCACGAAATACTTGCCGCCCTTGTAGGAAATGGGCCGCATCGGAACGCCCGTCCCCGCCGCCGTGGTGAACTGGGTTGCCCGCGCCACCATGCGGTCGATGATCGCCAGCGTCATTTCGTCGCCACTGGTCAGGGCCTCGTCCGTCGTCCGCGAGTTCGGACGGAAGATGTGGTTGGCATCGGGCGCCACCACGGCCTGCATGCCCGTATAGCGGACATCGGTTTGCGCGGTGTTGCCGGCGATCTGGTTGAAGAACGCCGTGTCCAGGCGGTCCGCAAACCAGTCCTTCAGGCCGGACATGGCTTCCTCGCGCACCGAGAACGGAACCCGCTCCTCGGACATCTTGCCCGCCGAGCGCACCGCATGGCGGAGCTGGTCGACGATCACCGTGTCAGAGAAGGTCGCGAGCGCTTCCTCGTTGCCTTCCAGCGTGCCGTCCCCGGAAACGCCAGCGCCGGTCAGTTGGGCACGCAGGCCGACCGTCACGCGGTCCCCGGCGTCCTTCTGCACCTCGGTCCGCCAGTGGATGACGGAATCGGCGGACTTGCCCAGGAAGTCCCAGATGTAGGTGTTGCGAAGGGCCTCGACATAGAGCTTCTTGGCCCAGAGCTGTTGCGCGAGCGGATGCCCGGCGGGATATGCGGTTGCAGACATGATAGCCTCACGAGCTAGGAGTTTCGATTTCCGCCCCGTGACGCCGGGCCGAACCGCGAAACCCTCCCGTGACGGCGGAGAGTGTGCCGAAGCGCCGTCTAGCCGCGCCCGCTGCCGATCATGTCAGCAGCCCCGCCATACCCCTTTCAGCGAGGCCGCAACATGGCCCAAAAAATACCCCCGCAAGATTTTTTTCAGCCCCCCGCCACCTTGCGGAACTGCACCTTGCCGATGGTGGACGCAAACTCGTCGTCGTCCATGTCGAGCAGCGCCCGAATGTTGACATCGCCCGCAGGTGCCGCGCCCGCCGCAGCCGAAAGCGACCGCGATTGCTGTTGCACCTGCTTCAAGGCCGCGACCTTTTCCACGCCCGAAGGCTGCACCGCCGCAGGGGCCGGCTGAGGCGCCGCCGCGCGATAGCCCCGCGATTCCGCCAGGCCATAGAACAGCTCGGCAGGCGAGCGCCCGTCCATGAGCGCCCGGCGGGACCATTGCCCGATCTCCGCCCGCGTCGACGCCTCGGCTTCCTCCGCCGTCAGGCCCCAGAGCTGGAACTCGCGCACCCGCGACTGCCACAGGAACTCAGCCGCCGCGTCATAGTCCCGCTTCACCGCCTTGAACTGCGCTTCCGATTGCACCAGCGTCTGCAGCACAAACGCTTCCTCGGCAGCCTCCCGCTCGCGCGCCTCCCGCTGCTGTTGCGTTTCGAGGATGGCCGCCTGCCCCTGTTGCAGCGACTTCAGGACCGCAATCGGATCTTCGTCCGCCACCGGCTCACCTTCCGGCTTGCCGCGCAGCATCGCTTCGATCTTGTCCAGGCGCTCGCGTTCGCGGGTCCGGGCCTCGCGTTCCGCCGCAAGCTCCTGCTCGATGCGCCGCCGTGCCAGTCGCTCGGCATGAAGCGCCTCATGCGGCACGGTCTTGACCTTGGCGTCATCCGGCGCCGGCTCGGCTTCCCCTTCCGGCTTTTCCGCGACCGGCTCGGCCTCACCCTCGGGCGCCCCGTCCTTCGCTTCCGCCTCCGGCTGTGGCGCCTCGTCCTTCGCCGCCGCCGCTTGCAGCTCGTCTTCCGTGAAATCGTCGTCTCGCATTGCCTTCCTCCTTCAACATCAAATCGCCGTCGCCCACACGCCCGGCAGCCCGTTGGCCGACCGCAAGTTGCCGAACAGGTCAAAGCGGTTCATCTGCCGCTTCATCTGCTGCTGACCGATCACGCCGAGAACGGCCCCGGCCAGCTTGTCGCCGAACGGGTGTTGCCCACGATGTCGAACGTGCGGACATGCTCAACCGTGGCCCGCCGCAGGATGCTGCCCGAAGCGGGGCGATAGTCGCCAATGCCCGAGAGCGCCCGCGTGCCGTTTGCAGGCGTCCCCGGAGGCGCACCGCTCCATGTCACCCCGTTATAGGCCGTGAACCCGCAATCAGTCGGGTTGCCCTCAACCGCGCCAGTGTTGAGCGCGCCGCGCCCGTAAGTCACGTGCGGGAACTCGTCATAGGTCGCTTGCACCATGCCGGTTGTGCCAACCGCGTGGCTGTCTTCGATGATGCCCAGAACGTCGGCCCGTTGAAGCGTGATGTCGCCCTTCCGCGCCGAGCGAACCCGCATGACCGAGTTTGACCGCGCGATGAACTGATGGTTGCGCGGCAAATAGCCTTCGATTGTGGTGCTGCTGACCGTTTGCGATGCGCTGACCGTGTAGGTGCCAGTGCTGCCCGCCGAGCCGGTCAACTGGTTGACGATGGTTGTCCCCGGCGTGACACCGGAGCCGGTCAAAGTCTGCCCAGGCGCAAGTTGCCCCAGCGCGACCGCTGTAACAGTCATCGTCGTCCCGCTGATTGAAGCCGTCACCCGGCCCCCGTTGTTGTCATAAAAGATGTTCCACCGGCCCTGAATGTCCGCCGCCGCCCCGAGCGCGTGGTAGAACGTCCAATGCGAGCAGATGCCGGACGAAGTGTCCCCACCCTTCGCACCGAACTGGTTGCCGCCCGCCGCGTCAAGGTTCAGGATGGCAACGCCGTCGAAGTTGAACCCAACCCAATCGCCTGTGGTGCCGACCGGCGAAAGGTCCCCGCGCGGGTCATGGAAGACGCTATCTTGCCAACACCCGTTGCCGTCAGCATCGCTGGCAAAGCCCTTGTTGACCGAAACAACCCGGTCGCCGTAGCTGCCCACAAAGATGCGCCCGGTGAAGTTGACCGTGTCGGTGGATAGCCCGACGATCCGCGAGCCATACCAATAGGAGGCCATGCCAGACGCCGAATTGGAAGTATAGGACGCGGAGCCAACGGTCTTTTCCCATGTGCTGTCGTAGCTGAACACGCGATTGGCAACCGAGCCGGTGAAATGCGTTGTGATGCTGTCAGACATCGTGCAGTTGAAGAACTGGTAATCCGCGCCAGTCACGCCAGCTTCAACGGTCATGCCGCCGGTCGCCGAGCGCGTCCAAGCAATGTTTCTGAAGCTGACCGCAACCCGCGTTGTGTCGGTAATCCCGGCCAGCATGGCAAGACGGCAGCGACCCGGAACATCGGGATTGGTCGAAGTCCAGGTGAGAGACTTGCGGGTGCCGGAGTAATCTTCAGGCGCCGCCTCAACCCGCATGGGGAAGCCTCGCGTCACCCTTGTGCCCGCAGTCGGGAAATTGATTGAGGGCGCCGCAGTCTTGAGCCGGTAAATGATAAGCTCCACCGCGCCCCGGTCAGTCACAGCCGCCGTCATCGCCGTCGAAAGGCTGGCATAAGGCGTGGTGTAGGCTGTTGCCGCGTTCTCGTTGAGCGCCGGACTTGCCCCCGTCCCATCGACATAGGCATATTTGGGGTTCAGCGCCGACTTGTAGAGCCGCAGCGGCCCGTTGCGCGTCAACGCCCCGTGCGATTGGTCGCTGGTCAGGAGCCGAGAGGCCGAGCCCCCACACCACGGGTAGGCAATCGCGTTGACGGTCAGGAACTGGTTATCGACAAGAGCCGAGTTGGCGAGGCTCGAAAGGTCGCTGTAGGTGAATGTGGTCTCGTAACACTCAGCGCCGATGACCTCACCCGCAGGCATCGCATTCGGGCAAGAGCGCCAGGTCGGGGCCGACACCTTGCGCGACACACTGCCCGACAGATGGTCGGTAATGATGAACTCGACACACGGCACCGCCTGCCCCGCCCGCGCGTCGTAGCTGCTCACATAGCAGCGCACCGTGAAGCTCTCGCCATTGAAGATGAGCGAAACGTCCGGCGTCTCCCAAGCGAAATTGGGCTTGGGCGCAGTGCGGGTCGAGTTGTTGGTAACGCCAACAATCGTGTCGGTCGAGTAGATGACCGTCTCGGGCACGCCCTTGTCGGCATCGAGAAGGGGGCTGCTGTAACTGCCCACGCCAAGCTGGCGCTTGCGAGCGTGCATGAACACCGTGTCAGTCCGGCTGCCGAGCGTGCCGGTCGAGTCGTAGCCTTGCCGCGACACCGTAATGGGCTGGTCAAGCACCAGCGACGTAACGGACGTGTCGCGCCGCGTCAGCGTGAAGCCGTCCGCCGCGATCTCCGTGATCGGCGCAAGCGGAACAGCCGAAGCCGCCCGCCGCCCTTGCCCGACCCTCCCGACCAGCCCGACGCCCAGCAGCATCAAAGCACCGGCAGAATGCGAATCGCCGCGTCCGAGGCCCCGTCACGAATGGCCGCGACCAGATGCCCCGACGTGATGCGGATATGCAGCTTTTCCCCAGGTTCCAGCGGCAGCGATTGCCCGTTCACCGTGGCAACCGGCGTTGCCGCGCCGGTCCGAACATAGACCCGCACCGTCCCCGCGTTGTGCAGGCAGACTTCGCTTGCCGTGATCGCCGTCGACGCCGACGAGGTTGCCCCCGCCGTGACTGTCTGGCCGTTGGCATAGTCATAGGCCCGCGTCGTCTGCCCGAACGCCGTCGGCGCCACCGTGAGCGTCCCCCGAAGCCGCGCGAAGATGCCCTTCAACAGCCCGTTCAGGCCGGTATTGGCCGTCTCATCCGCCGCCGCCGTCGCATTGGTCAGGCCCAGCAGCGTCCGATCCTCGTCGGACATCGCCACCCGCGCGCCATTGGCCGCCGCGCCGTTGCCCGCGTGCCATTCCGTCGCGGTCCCCTCCGTCCCCAGAACCGTCTTGGAGCGCGGGAAATCCTCGGTCGAGATCGTGTCGACCGGAAAGTTTCGGGCCGGCGTCGAGGTTGCCGGAATATTCGAATAGGTCATTGCATCCCTCCATTCACACCCGCGAGCAGCCCGTCAGGCCCCACAACAAGGCCCTTCGACGCCGCATCAACCAGCACCTTCAAGCGGTCCGTCTCAACCTTCGCCGCCTCGAGAGACCGGTCCGACCGCGCTTGCGCCATCTCCCCGGCCATCTGGGTCAACTGCTGGCGCATCTCGTCCTTTTCCGGGTCCGAACCCTCGCCAACCAACTCAATCAGCCGGTCCGTCAGGGCAGACGGCAGCGGCGAGGCTTTCAGCACCTCGGGCAGCAGTTGCGGATAGCGTTCGAGCAGCGGCATGATGAACGGCTGCACAAGCTGCCACGTTTGCTCTTTCTGATTCGGCGACGACGGCGCCTGGTCGACGATGATGTCAAACCGCGCCGCCTCGTCCGAAAGCCCGAACGACGCCGGGTCGAACGGCACATAGCCCTCTTGCGGCTTCATCTCCCCGGTCTCGTCGGGCAGGTCTTGCGTCACCCGCACCAGCGTCCCCGCCGGCAGCATCCGCAGGCAGTCCAGCAGCGTCCCGCCCTGTTCCTTCCGATAGCGCCGCAGCGAGTCGAACAGCGAGGCCAGGATCGTGACCGCCGATTGCCGCCGTTGCAGTTCCAGCGAGGCCGCCTGTTCCCGGTCCGCAATGCCCATGATCTCGACATTGACACCGGTCACGTCGGGAATGGCCCGGATCGAGAACTCAAGCAGCCGATACAGCACTTCCGGCATGGGCGGCGGCGTCCGCTCCCGGATCTTGTTGAGCCCGCCGGGGTTGAGCTTCACCGACTTTTGCGGGTTGCTCCAATCCTTCTCGGCATCGCGCACATTGGCGAACGCATCCTGTTCATACAGCAGCCCGCCCTTGGCGTTGCTGTTCAGGATATGCAGCACCTGCACGAACGTCTTGTTGGCGAGCTTCGCCGGGTCGCGCATCGCCCGAACCAGCCCATAGAACGCCTTCTTGCGGCGGTCCCGCTTGCCGGTCATGAACTGCCAGCGCCAGCCCTTCACCGTCTGGACCTCGAGCACCGACGATTGACCCAGAACCGCCCGCTTGAACACCCGCCGCTGATACGACGCGACATCGAACGGCAGCAGCTTGGCCTTGGCGCTCTCGACCGCCGCCTCAATCTCGTCGTCGCCATACTCGGCAACGCCGTCCATGCCCTCGATTGCCAGCACATGCCGGCGCTCGGTTTCGACCCACTCGATTTCGACCAGCGTCACCCGCTTGAGCCCGGATGACCCGCTTTCCAGCGCATCCCGCGTCTTGCTCGGATAGTCCCGCTTGTTGGCCTCCCCGCCGTCTTGCGTGTCGACCTGTTGCGCCCAGGCGGCATTCAGCGCGGCTTCCTCGACACCGGGAAACATCTCCTTGGCCGCGTCACAGTCGATCTCGCGCACCCGCCACGCCCGGCGCCGGTCAATCAGGTTCGACTTGGAGGCCGCCGCGTCCCAGCCCATTTCCAGCGGGTCGCAACGGTCAATCGCAATCGTCGCCTCATCGTCGAGCGCGTCCATGCGGGTTTCCGTGCAGCCAATGCCGCAGATCACCGCGTCCCGGAACGCATCGCTTTCCTCATCCTCGGCCTGAGCCTCATCGCGCGCCCACTTCGCCGCTTCCGTCAGCAGCTCGTTGACCTTGGCGTCGCCAGCGGTCCGGGGCCGGTATTTCGTCTCTTGCCGGTTGTTGATCTCCAGGCCCGAGACGACATCGACAATCGGCCCGGTCCGGTTGAACACCACCGGTTGCCGCCCCGACGACAGCAGCGCCTGCTCCTCTTCCGCCGTGAACTGATAGCCCGCGACGAAATCGAACGCCTCCCGCGCTTCCGTCCGCCACTCGCTCAGGTCGCGCCGGTCCTGCTTCACCCAGCCTTGCAGCTTGGCGAACAGGGCCACGTCCGTCCCGGTTTCGGTTTCGTCCATCATGCCGCCCACGCCGAAGCCTCCCCGCCATAGGCCCGACGGCGAGCCCGCGCGTAACGATCCCCCGCGCCCTCGTCGATGCGCTGGTCCCGAACCGCAAAGGTCAGCAGGAACGCATCGGCCAGGTCAGGCGAGGCGCCGAGCCGCTCTTTCGTGTCATCCTTGCTTTCGACCTTGATGAGCCCCGACGAGGTGAAGCTGTATTGCACCCCGGCCAGCTCGGAGTGCAGCACCTCGTCCCGGCTTTCGCAGGCCCGCGCGTGGAACCACTCACGCCCCTTCCACCAAAGCTCATCGCGCAGCCGGTGGAACTTGCCATCGACGGACGGGCTTTCCGCCACGTTCACGCCCAGCACCGGCAGGCCCAGTTCCCGCAGCCGATCCACGACACCCGCGCCGACGCCAATCACGTCCACCACGATATGCGACGGACGGTCATCGACCGGGCAGTCTTCCCACTCACGCACCACCCGGCCACAGGTTTGCATCAGGTCCAGCCCGCGCCACGCGGTCACGGGCGCCAGCAGCTTGGAAAAGCGCCGCTTCGCCAGCGCAGTCCGGTCATCGCCGAAGCGCGCCACATCGAGGCCCCAGACCGGTTGATAACGGTCATGCCCGCCGGCCTCGCGCTTGAACGCCTCCGCCAGCAGTTCCGCCGCAATGAGCGCGTCCGAATCGCTTGCCGGAAACTCCCCCAGCACCCGCACCCGGACAAAGTCACTGTCCAGGCCCCAATCCTCGATCATCTCCGCGATCTTGCGCTTGTTGGTCGCTTTCGCGGTCCGGCTATCGACCGTGTGACGCCGCCAGCGATGCGCAAAACGGTTGAACGCATCGAAGAACCGCCCAGACCGCCGCGTCGGGTTGCCGAACAGGAACCAGAACGCATCCGGGTCCGTCATCGCCCCTTCCGCGACCTCGAAGATCTTGTCCGGGATGCCCGACGCCTCGTCGAAGATCATCGCCTGACCGCGCCCGCCATTGTGCAGGCCGGCAAACGACTCAGGCCGTTCCAGGGACCACTTGACCGCATCGACGCGCCACGTCTCGGGATGGTCATTCTGGTAGAACCGGGTTGCGGTCCAGGTGAACCAGTGCTGATTGATGGCCCGCTTGTGCCACAGCGCCAGTTCCCGCCACGTCTTGCCCGAGAGCTGATCGCCCGTGTTGGCCGTGATGACCCCCACGAAATGCGGGCGGGTCGACATCAGCCACAGCACCAGCCACGCCACCAGCGCCGACTTGCCGACGCCATGTCCGGCCTTGATGGCCTGCTGAATCGCCTCGTCCAGAGCACGACCCCGGATCGCCTCGCCGATGTCGGAGAGAACAGCGCGTTGCCAGTCATCCGGCCCGTCGAAATCGACCAGATCGCCCCGGCCCCAGTCGAAGGCGTAGAGAACGAACCCGAGCGGGTTGTCATAGAACTCCCGAATGTCGGCAGCCAGCGCCGCGTTGGCTTGGGGTGGCAAGGCCAGCATCAGGTCCGACTCCGCCGCTCGGTGAGGATCGCCATCCAGTCGATGGCATTCCCGTCCCCGTCGCCAATCTGCTGCAACGGACGGCCCCAGCCGCGATCCAGCAGCGCCGAAGCCGCCGACACCCGAGCCGCTTCCTTTTGGCCGTTGGTAGCGATGTCGACCAGCGTTTGCACGGCTTGCGGCGTGTAGGTGCGGCACAGCTCGCGCAGGTTCGTCCCGTCGACCATCGGAGGCCGACCAGCCGGATTGCCGCTTTGTCCCTTCTGGAACGCCACTTGTTCAGCCAGCAGGATCAAGGAGTGAGCGCGTCATAGCGCCTGCCCCATTACGCACATTTCGGGCCTTGCAACATGGCCCAAAAAATCGGCGGTCGAAATTTTTTCCGCGTCGATGAGCAGGCCGTGCCGTTCCAGGTCGCGGACGATGCGGCGCGCGTGGCGATAGGAGTGCAGGCCGCACAGCCGGGCGATGCGGGAATAGCTGATGTCCTGCCCCTGTTGCCGGGCGGCGAGGATGCAGACGAGGACTTGTTGCCGACGCCATGTCAGGACGCCAGCCGGACGGCCACGGTTCATTCGCTCGTCTCCTGCACGGGCTGGAGGTTTCGGGTCCATTGCGGGCATGTAGCGTCGGCCGGCGCATAGTGGCGCGGGGTCCAGGTGGGATCGCTGCCGTCGACGGTTTGGAACATGGGCGGGTTGGGATGGAAGCACTCGCCTTTGGCTGGTTGCAGCCGCCCCCAGTGTCGGCAGAAGGCGCAGGTTCCGGTCATCCGACTTCTCCCGTTGGCCCGGCGAAAGTCGGCTGCACCACCACAGGGGACCCCCCTAAAGGGGGGTTCCCCTGATGGAAGTGCGGCGCCGATTTCTGAAAGGTTGCACCACCTTGCACCACCCCTGCACCACCGGCGGTGGTGCAGGGGTAAGGCGTTGATGTATTGGCGAAAACTGCCGATGCTACCACGCCCGAGGGCTGCTTAAGACTTTCGGCGGTGGTGCAACCCTGCACCACCTTGCACCACCTCATCGCCTTTGCGGTGGTGCAAAAGGAAATCAAAGACTTAGCCTCAGTCATCGTCTTGGCCCGAGTTGGCGCCTGGGACGATGTATCGCTTCATCATGCGCCTGTGATCGGGCTTTTCGACCGCGTCGAGATAGCCCGCTGCCACCAAGTCTGAGATCTTCTTGGCGAGGTCTTTCTTGCCTGCCTTGGAGGCCGGGTCGAGGCCGAAGATGCCGGCGATGGCATAGCCTGCCCAGTCGCTGCACTGCGGGCTTTCGCGCCAGTTCCCTTCGGCCAAGGCGCGCTGGACCTGCTCGATTTGAGCCGGCGTTGCGGCCTTCTCGATCGGCCAGAGCCAGGGCGTGGCGACCCCGATTTTTTCGCCGTTGTCAAGGTCAACCGAGGTCATGCGATACCAGTCCGCGCGCTCGGGTGGCGGCGCCATGTTGGCCTTCTCGTTGCTGACGCGGAAGAAGAAGCGGCGATGCTCCGGCTCCACCTTGGCACGCTGGGCCTCCTCCTCCGTCATGCGGTTGAACACCTGCACGGAGCGGGCCGCGCCGATGAGGGCGGAGGCGCCGCGGGCGGAGTCGGCATTGGCGGACTCGCCGTTGCCCTTGCGGATATGGTGGACGAGGTTGACCGCGCAGTTGCAGCTGTGGGCGATCTTGACCCATGCCTGCTTCACCACCGCGTCAATGGCCGCGTTGTCGTTTTCGCTGACCGTGTGGGACGAGACGAAGGGGTCCAGAATGAGGACATCGATCTTCCGCATCCTGATTTCGGCCATCAGGGAGGCGATGAGCGGTTCCGCGATGACGGTTCCGGTTGGCCCTTCCTTGGCGACGACACAGGGTTGATCGAGGCCGCTGTCCATGAACAGCCGGCCGCCGAGGTCATCGAGGGTGAGCCCGAAATGCTTCATGGCGGCGCGGGTGCGGATGAGCAGTTCGTCGGCGTCATCTTCCAGGTTGTAGAGCCAGACGCGCAGCGGGCTGCTGTTGGGCAGGTCCGGCCTTCCGATTTCATGGCCGTAGAGCTGGCGCCCGCTCGCCATGGCAAGCGCCTCGCCGATCTTGAGCGCCGACTTGCCCACGCCGCCGGCCGCGACATCGAGGCTGACCCGGCCTCGCAAGAGGTGGGTTCCGTAGAGCCATTGCCGGCGCGGCAGCGAGGCCTCATCAGTGGCGTCGGTGAAGGGCGAGGCGATGATGGGGCGCCCGCCATTGATGGCGTGGACCGTGGCGCCCGCTGCCTCAATCGCAGCCTCGCGCGCCGCAACCTCGGCATCGGAGGGCGGCTCCCAATCATCAACGGGCTCAACCGGCACCCAGTCAGGATCGACCCACTCGCGCTCCTCGTAGGGGACGCCATGCTCGTCCAGATCGCCCGGCTTGGGTCCATCGTTGTCAGCCACGAGCTTCACGCCGCCTCCCTTGCTTTGCACGCGGCGTCGACCGCTTGTTCAAACAGTTCGATGAGCCTGTAAGTCACCGTCCGCGCGCCCAAAGCCTCGTCATGCAGGCCGCGCTTTTCGCACTGCTGCGCCATCGCCTCGGCTTCCGCGATGCAGGCCAGAAGGGTCACGCGGTCCACGGCAGTTCCACCACCCGCGAGACATAAGCCGCGCCATTCTGGTCAATCAGCCCCTTGGCGATGCAGTCACGCAGATACGCGCATTTGTCCGCATCGGTTGCCATATCGCCCATCTTGCTAACCAATGCGGCAAGCGTCTGACCTGCGACGGGCGGCGCGTTTCGTGCGGCCTCGGCTTCGGCAATCTTGCGGCGCTGCCAGGCGGGGACAAAGCGGGTCATACGATCCACCCCCACCCGCGCACGGCCTCAAGCGCCTCATCGACGGAGCAGACCGCGCGATAGGGCCAGCCGTCATGCAGCAGCGCGGCTTGCACGGTCAGTTGATCGCCGGACAGCACGCCGCCCGGTCGTTTGATTTCCAGCAGCCCGACGAGCGGCGGCCATCCGGGAACGCGCTTCCAGATCAGCAGGTCGGGCCAGCCGGCGACCATGCCGTCCGCCCGGAGCGCCGCCATCTGCCGCATCCGAGCCGCTGCATCGCCCGCGAGGTGGCTGCCGTTCGGCACATGGAGCGCTTTGATCCGGTGCAGCCTCAGCGCCGCGATAATCGCCCGCTGGATAGCCCGCTCGCTCGCCCCCGTGTCATCCTTGGCGCTGCCGACACGGACGCGCTTGCGGCGCTTTGGCGCTTCTAGGGCGTCGAGTTGTGCGGGGGTGAAGGTCATGCGGCACCGTAGGGATAGAGCCGACCGCCGACCGCGACCCGCCACCCGTCCGGCTTGAGCGCGCCGCACTTGGCACATTGCAGCCGCACGACGACAACCCCGCCAGCCGACGCGAGGGGCCAGAGATACCAGCGATGGGTCATGCGGCGGCGAACAGGTCCGGCGTGTCGGCCTTGGCCGAGCGCAGGTTGTTGACCGCTTGCCGGAAATAGGGCGGGTTCAGCTCGGTCCCGAGAAACCGGCGCCCCATGCCGATTGAGGCCACGCCTTCAGAGCCGACGCCGGCAAACGGCGACAGCACGACGTCACCGCGATTGCTCCAAAGCTCCAAGGCCCGCCGGGTAATGTTGAGCGGCATCGGGCAAAGGTGCTTCTCGGCATTCTCATCGCGAGCCGCGGCGACATTCAGGACATCGGTTGCCGGCAGGTCGAGATCGCCATTGCCGGACTGCCCATCGCGCCAGTTCCAGACAGGCGAAGCGAGATCCTGCCACGGCTTGACGCCTCGCTCATCCTTGGGATGTTCAACAGGCCGGACCAGAGCCTCATCGCCCGGCTTGGCCCACTTGCGGAACACCAGCAGATACTCCGGCATCCCAACCCGGCAGAAGCTGGAGTCCTTCTGAAAGGTTTTCCACAGCAGGCCGTGTGCGTTGGTTTTCGACCGCTCTAGGACGGGATCGCGCCAGATCGTGATCCTGCAATGGTAGGTCCAGCCTTCCTCGATATGCGCTTGCACGCACCCATCGGAGAAGGGCCGGAGGCCGGCATCTCCATGCTCGGAGCTATTCTGGTAATAGACCAAGTCCTTGACATGGATGGCCGAGAGCCGACCGGGCCGCGTGACCCTCAGCTTTTCCCGGATGAGGTGGCGATACCGCGCGAAGAACTCGGCATCATCGGCGACATTGCCCATGTCCGCCGCGCTCTCGGAATAGATGTAGAGCGACGAGAAGGGCGGCGAATAGACGCTGAAATCGACGCTGTTATCCGGCAGTTGCGACACCACATCGACGCAATCGCCATTCCAGATTTGCCAGTCGCGTCCAGCTTCAAAGGGAACCTCGTTCATGCTGCCTCCAGGAAAGAGGGCAGCGAGACGCGCCGCCCGAATTGATAGTCGAGCTTGACCGTGCGGACCTCGGCAGCGGCCTTCATCGCCGCCCGCATCGCGTCCTTCATGCTTTCGTGATCGCCGCTCTTGCGGTTGATCGTCTGCCAGATGGCTTCCTCGGTATCCGCCGCCGCGACATGCACATGGACGGGCCGCGTCTGCCCGAAGCGCCAGCAGCGCCGGACGGCCTGATAGAAGGCTTCATAGGAGAAGCTGAGGCCGACGAAGCCGACGCGGGCGCAATGCTGCCAGTTGAGCCCGAACCCGGCGATGCCCGGCTTTGTGACAAGAACGCGGATCGTGCCATCGGCGAAGCCCAGCAGCGCCGCTTCCTTCGCCTCCTGCGAGTGCGACCCGCGCACTTCCACGGCGCCCGGCATGGCGGCGATCAGCGCGTCCGCCTCATAGTCAGTATCGCACCACACGATCCAAGGTTCTTCCGGCTCGGCTTCCACCAGCCGCGCGATGACCGCCGCGCGGGCCTCAGCCGTCCGGCGCTTTTCCTTGTGGATTGCCGTCGCGCTGTTGTCCGGGATACGAAGCAGGCGGAGTTGCCCGTCATCTTCCCCGGCGTCCGCCGCCCAATCGGCCTTCACGATATGCCGATGCCGGACCAGCTCGGGCAGCACATAGCCCGTTGCATCAAAGCCGAGGTCCGCAGGCGTGGCGATGCAGCGCGCCCAGGATGCGACCCAAGCCCAGAAAGACCCGACCGCCGCCCTCTTGAGCCGATAGCGGCCCATGTTGCGTTGGTCCGCGATGAACCACCGCGACAGCATGTCGGACGAGCCCATGACGCCGAGGAACTGGGAATGCTGCCCCAGTTCCATATGGTCATTCGGTGCCGGGGTTGCGGTGCAGGCCAGCCGGAACGGGATTGCAGCCCCGAACTCCATCAGCCGCCGCGTCATGATCCCCGAGAAGGATTTGATGATCGACGACTCGTCGAGGATGACGCCACCGAACGCGCCCGCGTCAAACAGGTGCAGCCGGTCATAATTGGCGATGTTGACGCCCGCCCCGATCTCGGATTGCTCCCGGACGGCGCGCGCCTCAATGCCAAACTTGTCCGCTTCCCGCTTGTGCTGAGAGACGACCCCGAGCGGCGCCAGCATCAGGACCGGCTTTCCGGTATGGGCGGCGATAATCCGCCCCCAATCGAGCGCGCAAAGCGTCTTGCCCAGGCCGGTATCGAGGAACAGCGCGGCCCGACCCTGTTGCAGGGCAAATTCCACGCAATGCTTTTGGTGCGGCTTGAGCGCCTTGTTCAGCTTCGGCCACTTTTTCAGGCCGACAGGTTCCGCGCGTTCAATCGCAGCGGCGACGAGATCGGAATATGTCACAGCCCGAACCTTTCCGGCTGACCGCCCAGCGAGCGGATATGTTGAGCGAGAGCCGCGCGACGGTTTGCGCGGCGAGTGACATGCCCGGCGACATGCGGCGCGCTTTTGGGCTGCCACAGCAGCAGGCGCGCGGGTTCGATGCGCTTGGTGAACCGGCCTGTCAGAGGGTGGCGGGTCATCTGGCGAAGCCCCGACCGCGCGCCATGTCCAGCATCTAGAATGTCGGCA